CGGAAAGAACCTTTTAGATCTCACAGAGGAGGGCGTAGAGGCCAAGAGAATGGCTGAAGTGGTGCGAGACAAGGGATTTCCTGATTTAGAGGAGATATGGGGTTCTGAAGTGGTATTATCTTACCCAGGGTTGTATGCAGGTCAGACCGATCTTTGTGGAATTTATCAAGGGCGCGAAAGTATAATAGACTTTAAACAATCGAACAAGCCTAAAAGAGAAGAATGGATAGAAGATTATTACTATCAAATGGTTGCCTATGCTATGGCACATGATGTTGTGCACGGGACCCAAATTGAACAAGGTGTTATATTGATGTGTACGCCTGACCTATTTTTTCAAAAGTTTGTTTTAAATGGGGCAAGATTTAGGCAATACAAATGGAAATGGCTCTGGAGACTAAGTGAATATTATAAACAAAAAGTGTAGAGAAGCTGATCTTCTCGCTGCTCGTTTCTACAAATTAGCAGAGGGAGACAGGCCTCGAGCGGCGAGGGACTGGGAACAAAAGGTGAAAGAAGCAGCTGATTTGATAAAATTGTACACTTCTGACGCACAAAAATGTAGAAAGGATTTGGCGTCAAATAAGGCTTATTTAAGCAAGCGTCGGAAAAATGTAGAAGCGGGAACCGTTGGTATTCCTTACTAATAGACTATTTTCTACATTTCTACATTTATTTTTTTCATTTTGACATAGCGCTTATTATATTTAAGAATTTATATCTATATATGTAGAATGTGTTAAAAGAGGGTATGAGAAGGAAGAAGAGCAAATACAAGCATGCAGTGATAGGTAAGAAGAAGTATTACTTCTATAAAATTGTATGGCAAGATCCGTGCGGTGACTCAGGGCATGCAGAAGCAAATGAAGTAAAAGATTTAAAACCTGCTGTTATGATTTCACAGGCTTATATTTTTGCTAAAGATAAAAAGCATGTTTGGACTTTTGCAAGCTATGATTCTGAGTCTGCTGTATTTTCAGATAGAAATGTTTTTCCAAAATGTATAATATCCAAAATGGAAAAAATAAAAATATGAGTCAAAAGAAAAAAATAATTAAATATGTTCAAGAGCGATTTGAGAATGCTAAGTCTATGAATATGTTTAAGTTCTTACGAAAAGAAGTTGAAGTGAATGGTACAGGGACTCACAAGTATAGAATCAAAGAGGGACCTAATAAAAACAAGGTAGTTTAGTTTGAATCTTTTTGAAATTCTGGTTTTGATAGCACTCGTTCTTTTAGTTCTTTTTCATCAACACCCTCAAGAATCGGAGAGTACTCATCTATTATTGTCTTCATTCGACTCTCAAGTTCTTCAGCAGTTAAATCCTCTAGTTTACCAGTTCTAATTATTTTCTGTTCTATATATAATCCTGCTGCTTTACCTCTTGCAACTTCTGCATTTACAGCTGCAGACCAAGCACCTTTTTCTAGTGCCTGTTGTCTAATCTTACCAAGTTCAGCTATGTGTCTACTGTAATCTACTTCATACTTTTTGTTGTATTCATCTCTGATCTCACCAATATATTTAACAACCAAAGGATATTTTCTTGGTGATTGTAATTCTGATGCAGTGATAGTTGCTCTCTCCTTTGCATAGCCAGCTTCGATAGCACACTCTGTTGGTGTCTTTCTACCTTCGTTGGTTACAAGCAGTTGAGCAAACTTAATTTGCATTTCTGTAAGTTTCTTTGGTAAACCCATACATTGACATATAAGGTAATATAACGTACAAAGCAAGTGTCGACAGAGTTATTACAGGGGCAGGCTAGGGAGACTGAATCTGCCCCAAGAAATTATGCAAGGAAAGTTATTAAGACAGGCACTAGATAAATTCATGGTTTCACCTGTAGCACAGAACGCAAGAGTTCAAGTGTGTTTACCAAATGGTGAGATGTATGATGTAAAAGGCATACAGCTGATGGAAAACAAACTATTGGGTGTAAGAGAAACACATCGTTTAGTTATCACCATAGAACAGAATCAATGGACTATGGGTAAGGTAATTAAAAAGCTGTAGTTACGTTGAAACCTGAGAGAAAATTGTGGCTAGAAGTTAAGAAAAACACACCAGAAATAACGTGGACAAGACTAGAAAATTTGGCACTTCCAGGCGTTCCTGACTTGCTTGGATATAATAAACACCAACACTTTTTTACAGTTGAGTTGAAGGTAACACGCAGTAATAAAATACGCTTCTCACCACATCAAATTGCGTTTCATGTGCAACATCCAAAGGATACATTTATCTTAGTAAAGTCTCTCGTCTCTGGAGACTGGAAACTTTATGAAGGAAAAGTTATTCGGCAGCTTGCTGCTTGTGGCTTGCAGCTTGACGCTTGTTGCTCTGGGCTTGTTGCTTGCTGCTTGAAGCTTGACGCTTGCGGCTTGTAGCTTGCAGCTTGGCGCTTCTCACAAAGTGCTCAGAGTTCTGGGCGTCTAACAAATCATTGGGATGGTATTTTCTAGTGCTGGGCATATGTTACATTCCAGATTGAAGGCTGCCAACAGGACCTGCAGTCTCCGCAGGCGTTGTCTTGCTTCGGTGCCGGGCACAGTTTGCTGGTAGCTCCGAACCATGGTTGGTCCTTCGTTAACACAGTCGAAACGTTAGGCCAGGATCTGGCCGGCTCTTGGTCCACCATTGGCATACTAAATCTTATTACTAAATTATCAGGACATTGTGGCAAAAATTTTTTCACCCATGCTTCTCTGGTTGGCATCCAGTGCTTGGTATCTGGCGTGAGCTTGCACACCGCGAAGATCTTCATGAGATGGTCCTCGTCCTGCACGTCTCCAGAATCATGCCACCTAAAATATTTTGATTTCTTACTATTGATCAGGAGAGCCATGGCCCCGGTCCAGAGCTCGTGGCGTATGCTGGCCAGTCGCCTGTATTGAGCTTCCTGGACAACCTTAAACACGTAACAACCTTTCAGGGCGTAGCAGCCCTCGCAGGTGCTCCCGGCAACCTTCACTAGCTTGCTGCCTGTTTTACATTCTTTAGCCGGTAGACCGTAGGCCCAGCCAGGCATCTTCGATGGTTTGCTCAGGCCGCCGACTAATTTTAAAGCTTCTGATGTTTTCATAATATATTATTATCCTATATTCTTAGATCTGTCAAGCTTGCGGCTTGCTGCTTGTCGCTTGCGGCTTGATGCTTGACGCTTCAACCAGTATCTGGCATCCATGCGAAGCGTCCGCTGCGCAGCCAGTTCTTTGAATGTTAACGTGGTCCACTTTACTCCCATGGCACCATAAATAAGAATGCTACATGCACCAGGATTAGTGCAATGATCCAAAATGTAAAACCCATAATTTTCCTTTCTGTTTTGGCCAAGCTCTTCACAACACCGGCTGTTAACGCCGCGCCACTAATAACTTGACCCCAGGTCCGATATCGCCACAGTTCCCGCAAGCGGTATACACAGTCGTATTCGGACCAGGGCTCAAGGTGGATCCGAGACTAGTCGGTCTCATCATCCACGTTGACCCGAAAGGACTACAGGGATCCCCCAGCAAGAGAGGTAACCCTAGGGGGTTATAAGTCTTGCCTTCTATGTCCCTGTATTCCTAACTCTATATAAACACTTGACAATCTTTTGTCAATAGGATAAACCTACAAATTATTAACACTAACTAGAAAGGACATAATGTCAAAAATACGTATGAACACCGAATACAGAAACAAGTTATACAATCGTATAAAAGATGTATTCGAGAAAGAGGACACGCAAGAACGTCAAGGTTTTTTAGAGGCGAGAGAAAACTTTGAAAATCAGCAAACCACAGCTTTTGAACTTGCAAGACAAGTTGTAGAAAGGTCTTACCCAATGGAAGATGTAAATGTTCTACGACAATTCAAGAAAAAGTATGGCGACCCTCTTGATGTAGTTGCAAAAGACAAGTGCTTTTACTTCGCACATAATGAAGATGTTGATGAAGATGGCGACCAAAAAGAAACTTCATCACATTTTGATTTTAGTTTGTATGGCAATCTCAATGGTAACGAGTATGGCGATAGTGATGATAGAGATCACTTTGCTCATGCCTATTACCGAGAAGAACTAAAAGCCAATGGTTGCAATCCTGATATAATTGCTCAACAGCAAGGTAAAGACAGCAACCCACATAAGACCAAACACATAGACGCAAACAATAAGTTTCTAGGTAAAGGTCGTTATGATGAACACACTGGTATGACTTCAAAGTTTGATAAACAATTCTTACTTGATGTCATTGGAACTAGCCATTGTAGATCAAGAGCAATCGCTTGCACTAAAGCTGAGTATGAACAGTTTGAACAATGGCGCATGGCAAAAGCCAATGTTGTTTCCAAACACCAAACTTGGATTGATAGTATTAG